AAAAAAAACGGGAGGAGAGGATAAGGGGGCGCTTGCGCGCACGCTCTCCCTCTCGGTTTTTCAAACCGACGGGATCGCTATATGAAACCAGTACACCATTCAGTAGACAATATAGACTTTCTATTGGTCTCCCTACGGTCGCCCTTAGGGCAATAATATAAGTCCTCGTTTAATAGCAATTATAGGATTTATAAAATTAACTCTTTTATAGTATTTTATATATATTTTATTTAGTAGTTATATAAGTAGTAGTAGTAGAAGAAGAAGAAGTAGTTGTAAAAGGGTGAGGGTGGATTGGGTGCCTTCACTAAAAGTTTTTATGCAGAAATATTTTGTATAAAATCTTTAGATGGCAGTCCCCCCCTTCACCTCCACCCTGTGAGAAGAAGAATAATAAAATCGACGAAAAAGAAAAAGCAGTAGTAATCAAAGAAGGAGAAGAAGAAATGCATAGTCAACAAATGCGTAGTCATCAATCCTGACATCAAAAGAAAAAGCATAGCTTTTTTTTTGAGGCAAAAAATCTTTTAAAGAAGATTTTAGGGTTGCGTCCGCGCATTGTCTATTGTACAATTCTATCTGTCAGCTTTTCTTACATAACTGAATGCAAAAAAATGCAAAAGAACACGAACCACAAAACCACATTTTTCGTGGAACCGTGGTTGACCAATTCTCTCAATTTCAGAGTTTTCTCAATTTTTCAAATTTTTCAAAAAATATATAAAAAACATTTTTTTCATAAAATATTAAAACCACTTAAAGAAATATTTTCTATATATAGTATATAATAAAATGTCTACTCAAAAACTTACAGTTGAATTTCTCATCGAGTTCTCAAACCAAACAAAAACAGACCAAGCATCCTATTTTGCTAATCAACTCAAAGATGTCGTATTTGTCACAAATAAGAATTCATACTATGTCTTTGATGAACAAAAGAAATTATTTGTTGAGCAAAACGAAGGACAATACTATACATATTTTTGTGATTATATTAACACTTTTGTAAAGAAAGTGAAAGATCTTCAAAGTAAAATTAAATGTATTTGTGATGACGATGACAAAGAATGTAATTGTGGTGCTAAATTTAAACGCCGAACATTAGCCAATTTAATTAAGGATTTCGACACGAAAACATATCTCAAAGACATCTCCGAACGCTCTTATGGTAAACTTTATGATACTGAATTTGACAAACGAATTAACAATGTTCATCATCTTCTCCCTATTAAAAATGGGAAGATTATTGATTTAAAGACATTACAAGTAAGACAAAGAACAATCAACGATAAATTTACTTTTGAATGCCCTGTATCATTTGTTGAAGGAGAACAAAACATTAAGCATGCAGATAAATTCTTCTGCGATATTATGCCGGACAAGAAAGAGCGTGAATTTCTTCAAAAGTGCCTCGGCTATATGCTCACAGGTGAAGTTGATGCGCGTGCTTTTTTCATTTGGTACGGCAATGGCTCCAATGGTAAATCTGTTATTGTTAATCTTTTACTTAAAATATTAGATAAATTTTATGTGTCGGCAGATAAGAGTGTATTTTGCAAAACAGATAACAAAAACAGCGGTGCTGCTTCACCACATCTATACGCACTTCTCGGAAAACGTATGATTGGATATAGTGAAGGTGAAACATCAGACCAATTTGAATTAAACTTCTCCGTTCTCAAACAAATTAGTGGCGACGATGAGATTTCTTGCCGTGGTTTATACAAAGACCAAATAACATTTAAGAGTTCTGGTAAATTAAACTTCCTAACAAATTATGTACCTAGACTTTCAAGTGAAGATGCTATTAAGAATCGTACAAGATTATTATGCTTTGGTCAAGAATTTGTTGAAAATCCAACAGGAAATCAAAAACGAAAGGACACACAATTTACTGATAATCTTGAAACAATCTATTTAGATGAAGTATTTTCATGGATTGCTCAAGGTAGTAAAATGTATTACAGTGATAGAAGACTAATTATGCCTGATACATTTGCTAAACAAACAGAAGCGTTTATGCACCAAGAAGATTCAATTGAAGCATTCTTTGCTAATCGTGTAAGTTTCACCAAAAATCAAAAAGATAGTATTAAAAAGAATGATTTATTTAATGCGTACATGGATTATTGCAAAGAATCGAGTGCCAGATGTCAACCACGTTCTACACTATTCCAGCGCTTAAATCATAAGAAAATACAAATTACCCAGCTACACGGCTATCCTGTTTATCGTGGTATCAAAATATTAGATACTCCAGAAGGTGATGACCCTATCGAGGACGGTATTGATAAAACTGAACAAGCTGTTAAGCAATCTATCCCATCAGATATTGATTCACAAATAAAATTTCTATGAAGAACAACTCAGAATGCTTTACAAACAACAACTCGAACAATATGATATGAAATTTAAAGAGATTACAAAGAAGCCACAAAAAAAAATAAACGTATTATTCCAGCATCAACTGTTAATACATTTGTTTCAACCTATGATGATAAGGCCGATGAATTCGATCTAGATGCATATTTTGCTTAAATTTAGAAATATTATTATAGAAATTTTTATAATAATATAAAAAACATTTTTTCATAAAATATTAAATCTACTTAAGAAAATAAAAATATATTATTATTATATATAGTATGACTGATATGAAAAAATATAAAACTGTCAAAATGTTTGAGAAACGGTTACCAAGAGGTAAAACGGACACAACACTAAAACTTTATCGCAAAGACAAGAAAATGATTGATATAGATGATGTGAGAGATATTCTTAAAGAGCTAGACAAAAAGAATAAAAATAATGATGTAGAAATAATGATAAGAGCTAGACATAAAGTGAGAATGACTACATTAAAGGGATTCGAACAAGAAAACATACCCGACAACGATATCGACTATTTTGGAAACGGTGTGAATGTGGATGACTATACACAATATTTCTACGTAGAGATAACCCTTCGCAAACAAAACTAAATATTATTATAGAAAATTTTATAATAATATTATTTCATTTATTGTTAAGATATAATAAGTTTTCTGAAAACAATATAAAAACATTTTTTTTTAAATATAAAATCTACTTAAAGAATATTTTATATTACTATTATATAGATGAGTGAATATATTGTTTATTACAAATTAGACGGGACTTACTACTACTACGACGGTGAAGAGTACAAGACATCGCAAATGATACATTTAATTAAGGGGCGTTTTGAATTACATCCAAGCTATGAAATGAGCAACGATGGATTAAAACAATATTATGATAATATGAAGATATGGAATGAACAAATCAAATCTAAATTTACAAAATGCAAGTTTGATTATCTAAGCAAGTTTCAAGACATGATCGCAAGTGAGCATTTTTGTATGATGTTCTGTAAAAAACATATCGAACAACATGACCAAATTACATTCGCTGAACAACAATGGATTGAAAGTTGTTTTAACACAGGACTTCAAACATATAGACCAAGCGATAAAGCAGTAAAAACATATTCTTATGATGGTAAAGGCTTTTATCAACAAATGCTTTCTTCTGATGACTTTATGATACCATATAAAGAGGGATACGAAACAATATTGTCTGAACTACCAAAACGAAAAGATTTAATGTTTGGATTCTATCGAGTCAAAATAACATCAGATAATCCAAATGCTAAATTGATATTTGCTTTTAATCAAAAACATACATATTATTATTATGATTTATATTTTGCGATGAGATACAAAACCTTTTTAGGATTTAATATTGAACTAATCCATGATGATAAACCAAACGCTTACTTATACGATTCTGTTGTAAAAGGATCTTCTATTTTTGGCAAATGGAATAAAATGATAAACGATTTAAAGGCTGAATTTCCAAACAACAAATTATTAAAAAATTTGGGTAGCAAAGTTTGGGGTAAGCTTGTAGAATTTTATGATTTTATGGTTGATGGTGATGAACTTGAAAGAAACTTTGATAAATACAAAGATTGTGAGATTATTAGAAGCAAAAAGATAGGTGAATATGGGACAGATGAATATAGAGAACTGTATTACTTACAAAATCCAGAAAAACCGTACAAACATAACATTAGAATCAAAGCACAACTTACATCTTATGCTCGCTTTTATATCGGTAATATCGCAATCCAAGATATTGATAATCTTTTGCGCATACATACAGATAGCATGAGTTTTAGTCAGCCATGGAAAGAACTTGATAAAAAACTATTCAAACGCGAGGAAAAATCATCTGGTTTGATTTATTTTAAGACATGTAATAATTATTTGCATGAATGCTGGCATTGTCACAAGCAATTTAAATATAAAGAATTTACATCGCATAAGTGTTGGTAATTATTTCTTTTTAGCTTTTGGCTTAGCTTTTTTCTTTTTCTTAAGTTTTTCGGATTCTTCAAATGCTTTGATATAATTATCTAATCCATCTTTCAATAATTCAGTTTTTGGCTCCCATGTGTTATCAGCTTTTTTATAGCCTTTCCAAGACACCAAATAATATATTTTTTTCTTTTCAATTTTTTTACCAATAATTTTTTTCACAATCCATTTCTGTTCTGTTTCTTTTGATTGCATTAATTCTGATTCTGGAAATGATACATATTTCATCCCTTCTAATCCATATCTATAAGGGATAGCACCAGAATAATAATATATTTGTTCGATCTTCTTTGGTAAAGCAGACCATCTGTAGTCCCCTACTCTGAAATTTGCCGTCGGTTGCTTATTCCCTAATGCGTCTTCAGGGTAACTTAATTTATAATGAACTAAATCACCGACGTTATATTTTGGATCATCTTTCATATTAACGGGTTTATCTTTATAATCAAACACTGTTTTTTCTGTGTATGGTGGTTTAACTTTTCGTATTTTATTTAATTCTGTTCTGACAATATCAACTACATCTGTCCATTCTTTGTATTGTTTTCTGGTTTGTTCCTCTTTTTTGTTCATATATCCGTTAAATAATAATCCAAGTGTTCTATTTAAACTCTCAACCATTGATAATTGCTGATGCCTGTAAGGCATTGAAACAGAATGAAATATATTATTATCTTTCAAATATTTTTTCACAACACCTTGAAATTCTGTTCCGTTATCTGTTCTGATTGATGCTTTTGGTTTCTTAACATGACTTCTTGTAAAGATAGTTTTCATTGCTGATAACACTTCTTTGGCTTCTTTGGTTTTGAGTGGTTCTATATCGAATTCGTGCGTTGCCAAGTCAACAATAACAAGACAATATTTAAAGCCTTCTTTAGTGGCTGGCAAGTGTAAAATATCACCCATAAAGTTATAATCTTCAATCAATGTCATAACATCTGATATTTTAGTCTGCTTCTTCTCTTTCCGTATTGCTTTAGTGAACGTGTCATCTACTCCAAGTTTATCTTTTAGTTTATCAAATTTACTCATATAATATTATCAAAGATTTTTTTAAAAACATATAAAAATTAATATTTTTACTATTTAAAGAAATATTATATAGTAATAGTATATATAGTAATGTCAGATAATGAAGTAGAAATAATCGAATGTCCAAAAATATTTAAATCAAAGCAACCAGAAGCAATCAAAAACTATAATAAAGATTATTACACAAAGAACAAAGCGAAAATATTAGAAAATGCAAACAAAGAAAAACGATGCGAAGTATGTAATAAAACAACAACAGAAAGCAATTGGAGCAAACACGTAAAAACACAGAAACATCAACTCAATGTTAGAATTAATGAATTGCAACAAAATTAAAATAATATAGTTATATAATATAGAAATGAGTTGTGTTTGTCAATGTTGGAAGGATAAAGAAATCAAATTAACATGTTATAGATGTAATGGTATTGTTACATATCTGAAAACACAAACAATAAATGAAGAAGATGAAATTAAAATAAAACTGGATAAATTAAAGAAAGAACTAAAAAGTAAGCAAATTGATATAGTTACATTAAAGATGGATATTAGAGATCTTGAAGCAGAAATAAATTCTTCTGATAATTAAAATTTTGGCAAGTTCTTTTTACCCTTAATTTTTTGTTTTAATTTTGCTTGTTCTTTCAATCTTTTTTCTGATATTTCATCAACCGTTTTTGGTGTTTCTTTTGTTATTCTTCTTGTTGGTCTATACACAGGATATGATGATTCTGTTTTATTTGGATTAACATCAGACCACCTTTCAATCATCCATCTTTTCAATGGGAAATCATTTATTTTCTTGCTTTTTGATTCTATGTATTCACCTCCTAGTTCTTTGTATAATTTAACGTAAGCACCAGAACGATAAGCAGATGGCTTTTTATACTGTTCATTTACTATAATTTTAACTATTTCATATAGTTCTTTGTCTTTCGGTTTTTGCATTATAATATAATATAAGATAATAATATATATCATGGATGCAGTAGCCATAGTTGCAGTCATAACTTCACTAGGTTCGTTATTAGTGATTTTTGGTAAAACTATAAAAGAATCAACTTGTTTTGGTTGCTTAAAATGCGAAACTAGAACCCCAAATCCCAGTGTTATATTAACACCACCACCATCACCTCAACCAAAAAAGAAAGAAATTAATGTAACAGAATTCGAGGTTTAGTTATTTTTAATTTGTAATTCTAAATTTTTTACTTTTTCATTTAATTGTTGAATAGCCTTAATCATTGGACTAATCAGTTCGTCATAACCAATCGTTAATCTATCAGCACCGTCGTTAACTTTATGGTCTTGATAACCTCCGAAATCAATATTTAGTTCATCCATAACAGCTTTTACCTCTTGGGCAATCAACCCGTGATGGTAGCGATTACGCTTTTTACTTCCATCTTTGTCTAAATAAAATATTGTAGTTTCTAAAGTTTCAGGATTTGTCACAACTTCTTTGTAATCATCCCTATAGTCGAATCGAAAATCTCGAGGTTTTAGCTTTTCAATAAAGTTTAAACCTAATTCTGTATCTTTAATATCTGCTTTATCTCTTGCATCTGATCGAGTTTGAACAGTTCCATAAGCATAAGTTGTAGTAGTTGAGTTTCCAAGCTGAACTTGATTGTTTCCAGAAATAACGCCAGTAATACCAGAACCTAAAACAGTACAATTAGTATAATGTGTTGTACCGTCCGAAGTATTTGAACCTGAACCAACAACAGTATTATTAGAATGAGTATTACCAGTATCACCGCCAATTAATACATTATTACTACCTGTTGTTAAATTTGCAGCTCCGTTACCACCAACAATAATATTACCACCTCCACTTGTTAAATTCCGACCGGCAAAATAGCCAATGATTGTATTATATGCACCAGACATACCACTACGTCCTGAATCAGAACCAACAAGCACAGAAGCATTGCCAATATTTGATGTTGCTCCAACACAAACAGAACCATTGCCAACAGTACCTGAACCTAATGTAACACATTTTGTAAATGCTCCATTATTTATAGTTGATGTACCAACAACATAATTTGTAAGATTATTCATACCTAGTCTAGAACCGTCAAAAGTTAAGTTTGCTTCAGCGTTTAATGAATTATTTGTTGCAGTTGCAGTTATAATTCTATTATCTACCTGATTTGCTACAGTTACACCAGATGAAGGCGGTGGATAAGAAACATTATTTATCATTTGTACACCTTCTATTTTTTGTACCATTAATGTTTTATCTTGATCATTATAATTAAAATCTGTATCAGTTGTAAAATTATTTTGGTTATCATCAAATGATCTAAATGGGATTAAATACGCAGTTTGATTTAAAGTATTAATATTTTTCATAAAATCTTGTGAATACGGTGAACCATTGATGTTAGTTGTTTGAACATTTGAAACACCATTTGCTAATACATTTAAACCAACTTGTGTAGCTTTTGCAGGTATACTGACAAAACCAGCGCAATTATTTAAAATTACCTGTAATGGACTTGTTTGATTAAAATTTAATGTAGCACCGTTAAATGAACAATTAATGAAATAACAAACAGAAGCAAATGAATGATTTATAGTAATATTGCAGTATTGATCAAACTCACAGCCTTCGAATGTTATATACTTTGTACAATCTTTAATGGTAATGAAATTTGTTTGAGTTGAAAAGCCTTGAAAAACACATTTATAAAGATAATGTCGCCCAACACCTTTTATTGTGTTATCATTGCCTTCTATTTGTAAAGAAACCAATCTAATCATTTCACTTGTTCCAGTCAAAGATAATCCGCCTGTGATTTCACATATTGTATTTCCTGTTTGTGGACCAATTAATGCGATATTTAATTTATCATGTATTTGTACATTTTCACCATAAGAACCAGAAGATATATAAATACAATCGGCTTGAGTTGCAACATCTACTTTTGATTGTATTGTATTTTCGCCATCATTTACATATAAACTATTTGATGTAAGCGTATCTGGTAAGTTTTCGACATTGACTTTTCCTAAATATAAGCCATCTTCACGATTTGTGAGAGAAACTGAACCTATAAGTTGAGACATAATATAATATATATTAAGATTATATTATTATTTTAATTAAAATTCAAAACAATTGATGCAACGACATCGTTAGAAGATTTAATTCTTACAAAATTAGGACACGATAATAATGAAAATCCTAGATTTCCAGCTGATACTAAATTATAACTATATTGTGAATCATACCAGTTAGCATTATCTGAACTAAACTGAACAGTCAAAAGAGTTGCACCATTACAATTACCCATAAAAGTTAAGTTTTTAATATTTTTAGTTGATAAATTACAAACTGCTGACGTGCCATTAACACCTGTATTTACATTGTTCCATAGCTGTTGACTGCCTTTTGAATTAAGAATATTATAAATATTGATAATATCTTGATTTGCATTGCTATCAGAAGAGTAAGTTACAGAAGATTTATAAATTGTCTGAACATTTAAAAAACTCATGTTGCCATCAGTCGCATCAATCTTTAATTTAAAATATCTATCTTTGACAGATACTTTTATGAAATGCGTATCTTCTGAAAACAAAATAGTTTCTTTTGTGAGATAGTCAACGCTTATTTTATCTTGTGAATATATCAAAGTCAAATCGAAACCTGTATCACATTTTATAGCTATATTGATTTCAGCAAAATCTAAAATATTGTCATATTCTATGCCTGTAAAAGATTGACCATTTTGAAGCGGGATGATAGTTGAATTGTTTAAAGATAAACTCATTATATAATATGATAATATATTATTTTATTATTTTATTATTATATAATGGATAGAGTTATAAAAGAAATTTATAGTCAAGATTTAACGGGTAGTGATATACATATAACAACAAATGGAAAATGTCCTGTACATTTATACAAGGATTTGCTTAAGTTTGATTCAATTGAGCAAATTTTGGGACCATATAATAAATGTATTATATTATTTCCCGTTAAATCATCAGTAAATGGGCACTTTGTATCATTATTATACCATGAAGATATAAACACTTTAGAATATTTCGATCCGTACGGCTTCTCGTGGGACCAAGAGCTGAAATATTCAGAAGATACAAAATGGACGCAATATAATATCATCGGTATGTTAATGGATAAAGCGAAAGAACAAGGTTTTAAGGTAATGTGGAATAAATACAGATTCCAAGAGCTTAAAGATGGTATTTCAACTTGTGGGAAACATGCTAGTATCAGAGCAAGATTTAGTTATCTTAAGATAGACGAATATGCAAAGCTGATGTTACGACAAAAACAATCACCAGATTATATTGTAACAATGCTAACTTTTATCACTTTACGGGATAATATAGTTGAAAAAGAATTAATTCAAAAAATTTTAAATGAATAAAAAAGACTTAAAGAAATAAAGAGTAAATAAGAGTATAATAATATATGGCAGAAAATAATAAATTAGCAAATGCAAAAATCTACAGAATTGTTTCTAATGTTACAGGGGAAAATTATTATGGTTCTACATGTGAGCCGACTTTAGCAAGAAGATTAGCAAAACATAGAGGTTATTACAACGATTTTAAAAAGGGTAAAAATGCATATATTTCTAGCTTTAAAATCTTAGAAACAAATAATTATGATATTGTTCTTGTTGAACAACTTGAAAACTGCAAATCAAAAGATGAACTTCATGCCAGAGAAAGATACTACATTGAAAATAACAAGTGTGTGAATATGAGCATTCCAAACAGAGGCAAAACTGATATAATAGCAAAGTCCGGTAAAAATGAAAAGATTAAATTATCTGAGCTACATTCAGAAAGAATAGAAAAGAAACATGATTACGATAAGGAGTATCGTCGTCTTAATAGAGAAAAACAATACAAGCTTTTTGAGTGCGAATGTGGAGGGCATACAGTTCTTAAGAATAAAAGCGATCATTTCAGAACTAAAAAGCATCAACAATATATACAAGAACAACTAGATAATCAGATTAAAATATCTAAACATGATTTTAACTTTATTTTTGAATGCGATAGTAAAATGCTTCTACCTAAGACTTATCCTAATATTATCCCAGTTTAAATTATTGATGAAAATTTATTAATAATTTTTAAATAACCTTAACAGCATTCTCAGAAATAATAGTCGTTGGATATGAGCGTTTAATTACAACCCATCTCGAAGGAACATCTTTTAAATAATTTAATTGATCTTTATCAAAACCATAGTATCTTCGACATAAATTTGATACAGCTGAAAAATTACTCTTTGGGAACAGAACTACCTCCTCAGATTCATTTAAAATGATTTTTGTCGCTTGATTTGCCAGAATAACGTGATGAACTGCGATTGTTGTAATATTATGTGGTGCTCTTCCTACTTCATAGCATTGGTCTCTAAATCGTCTAATAGATTCATTCAAAGCTTTATTTGTAATTGATTCTATATCATCAAAAATACAGACAGAGTCTTTAAATTCTGATACATCTAGTGGATTGGATAATATTGTATCGTCTAGTTTGACATAATCTAAATTTTTTATTTTTTTAAATGCCGGATCATCTAATTTTGGACTAAATACATAAATATGATTTTTTGGATATTTTTCTTTGTATGTTTTCAACCAATTCGAAATAAATGTTGATTTCCCCACACCAGATGGTCCAAAAACACCGATACGACTAGATTCTTGTAGTGGAACAGGTCTTATTTCACCGTCAGCTCTTGATATAATAAAATTCTTCTTTTCTAAATCTTGTAATAATACTTGTGCTTGGTCGTATGCTTCTAGTAAATTTCTACTGTTAGATAAATAGCCTTTCTTATCTTCACGAATAGCTCTCTTTAATAGTGCTAATTGTGTTGTACCCATATTTTTCAATCCTGTGTAAAATGATTTTGGTAATATTTCGTCACGGTTTACAGCCGTCATCTCATTTTTACTTCCATCGTCATCTTTAACATAAAGCATTTGTGGCTTCTGCTTCTTATTTTTAGAAATAACTTCTGCAATTGGTTGTCCAGATTTTAATGATAACATTCTATATATATAACTTATATAATTTTTTTTTACGAATATTTTTTTATATAAGTGTAATTTATAGATGAATTATAGAGAAATAGAGGGAGCTGGACTTGCTGATTATCTCAAGAAAGCATATAAAAAGATTTATGATACTACTAAAAAAAGTCTAAGTATTGGGCAAAGAATAAGCGGTGTGATAATGGGTCGAGATGATTACCCACCTGCTGAACGAGATTTAATCAGAAAATATGGTGATAAAAAAGTAATCGGTATTTGTATTTATCGCGAACCATTAGATAAAATGGTCAATACTCTCGTTAATACAATCACATTCATGAAATTTAGTGATATAAAAAATAAATATTCAATAGATGAATTATATCACTTATACATGGTTGTAACTCTTGAAGGTAATATCCCAGTATTAGTTGAAAAAAATGAAGTTATCAATATACATGAATATCCAAATATAAAACAAAATGTTCAGAAATTTGAATTGAATATTCCGCCTAATTTTAATATGACATTTAAACAAATGCTCGATGCTGGACAAGCATACATGGGTAAAGATTGGTTCACTTATGATGCTCTGACGAATAATTGCCAAAGATTTTTAATGTCAATCCTAAATGCTCAACCAGAACTGATTAAAGCTAATCCAGATGTGAATAAATTTATCGTGCAAGATGTGACTGGATTACAAAGAGACTTATCAAAGACATCCAAAAATTTATTTAGCGGTATAACTGGTTTGGCTGCAAGATTGAATGTCTTAGCGAAAGGATACGGTTTTAATCCAGTTATTCACAAATAACTGATTAAATAATTTTTATATAATAATAAATAATAATCTTATCTTATATTATATTATGAATAGAACTTATAGACAGTTGTTATTAGAAGGTGCTGAAAAAGGTACCTATCGAAAACGTCCAGTTGAAACACTTGATAAAGTCGAACAAATAAAAAATAAAATCGAGACAGAAAAATTAACTAAAAAGAAGAAGCGAACCAAAGAAATCCAACAGAAAACACCTACAGGTATAGCCATTTCCCAAGCTAAAATTAAAAGTGGTAAAAAAGCATTACGTGAACAACTCGACCAACAAGAATTTAACAGAAAGTTAGCTGAATTAAGACGAATAGGTGCTCCTCAAAAAGATATTGAAGCAGCATATCAAAAAGAATTTCAAATACAGAAATTTCAAAGAGATTTACAGCAGTTAAGAGACCAACCAGAAGAGTATCTCGCAAAATTACAACAATTAAAACATTTACAACAAAATAATACGGTTGAACAACTTTTGTCAGAACAAACATCACAATTGAAATCTCAAAACTTGGCACTAAATCAACTTGTTAGTTTGTATGGCGGTTTACTCACACCCGCTCAATTACTTGAATCTTTACCCCAATTTCAAGACTTATCTGCTCCAGAAAAGAAATTAGCTTTGTCAAACCTGCAAAAACAAGTTCCACGCGATAAAGCAAAACAGAAGGTTTTATTGAAACAAATTATTGAACAACCTGATGAAGTCATTGAAAGTCTTAAAGAAGGTATTAAAATGGCTGTTCCAATCAAAGCAAAGGCTGAAATTATCGATGAGCCAAAATCCGTTAAGAAAACACCTAAAACTAAATCAAAAGTTGAAGCCGATAAAACATTATTTGCTACTCCTATGGGAACTATGATAACAACGTTACAACCCGGTGATGAACCAGAACAACTGAGACCCATGTCATCTATAATATCACAAGCCGGACCAGTAGAAGATCAAGATGATGAAGATGAAATTATTATTCATCCGCAATTGAAACCAATTGTTCCAGCAGTTGCTCAGCAAATACAAGCCAATGATAGTGATGTCAGTGAAGAAGAAGCAATGCAAGATGCTGTAGAAGTTGCTCAAGCAGTTACACAAGATTTACAACAGATGGCACCCCCACCACCACCACCAATGCCATTACTTCAACCAGTTCCAAAAGTTGATGCCGGTATTCCTGTAGCACCAATTATTCCACCACCACCACCGCCACCACCGATGCCAACAGAAGGTTTTCTACCGCCACCACCGCCACCACCAATGCCAACAGCGGAACAATTAGCAGGTATGCGAGCACCTACATTAAAGGCTGAACTTAAAAAACAAGGTATTCAGCCTAAAACGGGAAAAGGGTCAACTGAAGAAAATAGAAATTTACTCTTAAATACTATTACTCAAGGTGTGAAACTAAAATCTGCAAAAATACGAGCTGATGCCGAACCTGCCAAACCTGCAGTTGTTAATTTATCAGTAGCAGAACAAGCTGCTTTAGCCGCCAAGAAAAGAGCAGACCAAAGTAGCAAAACTGGGGATTTAGATGCTAAAATGGCTGAACAGAAGAAACAAAGAGAAGCAGAGAGGAAAGCACTCGAAGAAGAAGAAATGGCTAAGCGTGATCCTAATCTTATGCTTAAAAAACAATTTGAGAAAAAGTTCGGAAAAGTACAGAATATTTCAGAACCCGAAGATGACGATGACGATGACGAAGAATGGGGAACACCAGAACCTTCACCAGTAAAGACACGTTCGCAGAGAGCACAAGAATCATCAACCAAAAAGAAAGTTCCACCACCAGTTGCTCCAAAACCAAAAGGAAAAGGATTTATGCCTCTAGATTATTATCCATCTCATGTCATTGCTGGTTCTCTAGCTCATCATATAAATAGAGTAAGAAATAAACGCAGACTTATGAAAATAACAGTACGTAATCCATTTGAAGATACAGAAAATGAAGGATATAGAAAACGTTTAGCTTTACAAACTATTAGAGATGTTCGTGGCGGTGGTATTTTTGGAAGTTTCTTACCTAATATTTTTGAAGCTCTATTATAAAAAAATTAATAATAATATTATAATATTTTAAATCTCATATTATAATATAATGAGTGGAAATTTAAATGCAGATGTTGAAACACAACGTGAATATTTCAATGCTTCCTACTTTAATAAATCAGGTAGAAATCAAGCTGCTAAATACGAAACAAGACTATTAAAGCCTTTTTTTAATGACCCTGATAAATGGGTACTAGCAATTAACAGAATGAGAGTACCATTATCTGGAATACCTTTAACTAGAAATAATATTCCTTTCGAACAATGGCAAGTTGGTTTATCATTTCAAAGGTCTGGAGGTCTTAACTTCTTATCTGATTTTGAATATGTAAAACAATTTAATCGGCAAACAAAAACTGGAACCTTCTATTTTAATTATACACCAGACAATCGAATTGAAAAAATTGATTCAAATTTACAAAATTATTTTGTTGTGTCAAGTGTTCAATTATCAAATGTTATAACAACAAACAACGGTAAATTTATTCGTCCTGCTTTTGATTATTATAATAATACTGGTACTTGTTATGTCCTCAAAAATGATGGTTTAACAGTACAAGCATACAATCCAAATAATGGTACTCTAATACAAGAATTTACAGTTTCTTATCCAGTTAAAGGAATTTCTTCCGACGCCGATGGTAATTTATTTATAAGTTATTTTGACTTCAATGCGGGCAATCCAAATGTTTTAAGCTATTATAAACGAAATAGTTACGTTTCATGGAATATACCTGTTATATATTCATTATCAGGGAGCGCTAACACTCCGGCTATTAACGATACGGCTTCATGTGCAGTCGTAAATAGTACCATATTTTTGGCAATTCATAGCGATGGTCCAAATCCGACACAAGGATGGCAAATTGTCATTGCGTCAGTAACATCAAATTCTTTTAATAACTTTGCAGGAGATCCAAGTATAACAAATTTTGGCAATTTTAAGGCTAACCCACCTGATATTTTAGGTAGTTTGCCTAATAATATTTTTCAAATATACTCTATGTATACAACCGGAAATGTCCTATACTCATGGAATACGCAATTAGTTGCTTCATACTCACCCATAACAGTTGTAAATAATGTAGCGATCGGATATGACAATATCGGTAGATATATTATGAATGGATCGTGGATTTCAAATAATACTGGCTATCAAGTAATAACATCAGCATCGCAATCTTATTATTTTACCCCTACAAATGGTAGTATTTCTCTGTTTCCAACTTCTGCTACATATACTGTCGATATTGATTCTGGTAGATATGATATTTTTACATATCAGGATTTTCTTAACCAAATAAATACTGCATTTAGTACAGCATTCGCAAACATTAAAGCAGTCATGGGTTCTGCATTTAATCCAACACAACCGCCAGAAATAGTTTATGATGCGACAAATAAACTGTTCTCGTTGATTATTGAAGGTCAGTATCTACAGAAAAATGATGATGGAACAAATACTTACAATATATATCTAAACGATAATCTTTGGAATAAATTTTATTTTCCATCTATAAATGCCACAGTAAATAATGTCGTTTATAAATCAATAATGCTTCAAAATTATGGTATCAATGCTATACAAGGTAATGGGTCAGCCACTTTGCCACAGTTTATTTATGTAAGACAAGAAGATTCAACTATTTATGCATTTTATGATCTGGTTAGAATTATTGTTGGGACAAATCAAATTCCTGTTTCGGGTGATGGAGAGGGAAAAACCTTCAGCGATAATGGATTACCTTCGAATAATGCTATAAATATGATTACTGATATAGTACCTGATACAACAACATTAACCCCAGGTGGTGTATTGATTTACATTCCGTCAGGTATCTTAAGATGGTATAATTTGTATGCTCAGCAACCTTTTTCTAAAATAGATTTATTCTTACAATATGAAACAAAAGATGGTAATATTTATCCCATTGAAATTATAAACAACGAATTTTTCTCTGTCAAATTGGAATTTAAAAAATCAACAAATGGTGATCCGTTTTAACAACAATACTGAAATAAAATAATATTATAAAAATATCTTTTTTCTCATTTTTTTAAAAAATAAAATATAGATATATATTATAATGAATACGGAACTTAGAAAAAAACTAGTCGTTGACCCTGTTGTCGATGTCGAAGAGTCTTATCGAGCTATAGAAATCGTTCGCAAGTCTGGCGTAAATAAATCTATCTATAAATACACTGCTGATTCTTATTCTAATCAAAACTGGATTTGGAATAATATCACACCCCCATCTCTTAACACTGTTGTGAAAAGAAATTTACGTGTATCTTATTCTATTCTTGTACTTAATGCGTGGACAACTACAGGTAATCAACCCCTCGCATTTAATGCTGTTGATGCTGTAACTGGTGCACCTGCTATCAAAGGTATAAATAACTTCTTTGGATGTGTTCCCCGTATTGCTCCTGTACAATCTGCATCTAGCGCAATTGAACTCCGCCTCAATGGTAGTGCCACAAGCAATTCTATTAACGACTATGTATGTGTATATCCTCATATGATGACAGAAGAAGATATGAGTAGATATGCTTCTGAAATGCCACTTCAAAAAGATAATCTTGCAATCTATGCACCTGATCAAGGTGTTGGACCACAAAATGCTTTTAATGACAACAGAAATCCATTCTCGCCTTACGGTTCTAACACTACTGTTCCTTCTCGTGCTTCATACACTTGGAAATTCTTAGGAACTGGTACTAGTGGAACACAATCATATAATTATTATCAAATTGACCTAGTCGAAGAGCTGTTTGTTTCACCGATGACATGGGCAAAACTTATGGATAATACTGCTGGTCTTAGCAATATCAACAATCTTATCCTTAATATTCGTTTTGCTGATCTCAATCGCATGATTTCTTCGACTCTTGGTGGCACTAATCAATTATTCGTTTCTGTTGAAAAAGCACTCACTGCACAACTTAATGGTGGTTCTGTCACTGTAAATGGGGGTGCTGACTTCCAAAATCCTACTCTATTAATTGAATATATCACACAAGACCCTGTATTAGCAGCGCGCCAGCCTGCAACTCTTGTATATGATTATTCACTTATACAACCATTCATTTCTAACTGTGGAAATTGGTCTTCTGTCACTGGTACAGTCGCTGGTTTTACTGCTCAATCTTTACGTCTTGCTTCTATTCCATCGCGACTTCATATATTCGCAAGACCATCTAAATCAGCACTTAACACTCCAGCACTTGCACAAGCAACTCCTGATACATTCTTACGCATTAAAAATCTTTCCATCAACTTTAACAACCGCATCAATCTTTTTGCCACATACACAGAATCTGATCTCTATAATATGTCTGTTCGCAATGGCTTACAAGATTCTTTCGTAGATTGGAAATATAACACTGGTTCAGTTTGTATTGTTAATGTTACTCGTGATATCGGTCTCGAGGCTGATGAAGATGTAGGACAAGCTAATAAATACTCTACACTTCAAGTCACAGCAACTATTGATGCATCGCCTCTTGCTTATGCTCAAGTCCCTGCTATACCAACACTTGCTTATGATTTCTACATTCTTGTAGAACAACCTGGCAAAGCATTTATCTCTGCTTCTGAATGTCAATTCATTCTTACTGGTCCATCCTCTGCCGAAGTTCTTCAACTTACTGCTAACCTTGATAATAAAGTTGACCACGTTGAACTTGAAGGCAAAGCAATCGGTGGCTCTGTATTTGATGGTGTTGGTAAATTATTTAAATCTGGTATTGATAACTTTAAAAGCTTAAATCCTTCTCAAGTGAGTCAAGGTGTTGAAGCAGCACAAAATCTAATGAAAACTGTAGGGCTTGGTGTAGCTGGTGGAGCAATGAAAAAACACTCTAGAGTCTATTAAAATATAATTCTAATATAGATTTACTATAAAATTAATATAATTTACTATTAATTTTATTGACTGTTGATAAAGTATAAATAATTTTGTATAAATTTCGTATAATTTTATTATCTCAGTATATTATATAATGAGTGTTACAGGTGGTATATTATACAAAGATTTTGTAAAAGAAAACTATGAAAAAGTTCGTCATCTTTCTCCAAAACAGAGATTATCAGAAATAGCAAAACTATGGCGTGAAAAAACTGGGAAATCTAAAATGGCAAAAGGTAAAAAAGCAGATGCTGAAGGTGCTGGTATATTTTCAGATATTCTTGGAGGTATTGGTTTAGGTATGCCTGCTAAAAAGAGAGGGCGCAAACCAAAGGGTAAAGGTATTGTTGGAGGCGATGCTGAAGGTGCTGGTATATTCTCAGGACTGCTTGGTTCTATTGGTTTAGGTATGCCAGAAGCCGTCAAAGCTAAACATTATAAAAAAATGTGTTCCCTCGAAAAGAAAATGCATTCTAAAGGCAAACTCTCACCCAAAGAACATCATAAACTAAAAGTCTATCATACATTACATGGACAGGGATTTTTTGATAGTCTATGGTCTGGAATTAGAAAAGGTGTAGGCGCTGTTACTAGCATTGTTCCAAAAGCTATTAATACTATTGGTTCTATCGCTCAAGTTGTCCCTGAAATTGCTAAGGTTGTTCCTGGTGTTGGAAATTTAGCGGCACCTATAATGGGTCTAGCATCGAAAGTTGCTCCACTCGCACCACTTGCAGCCATGCTTTAAATAATTAAATAATTATATAATCTAATAATATATTATATAATATGAATGATTATTATTTAGAAAAAAGTAATAACCCAAAAAAGAAGTACATGGTATCATATATAAACCAAGATACTGGAAAAGTCAATACGATAAGATTTGGTCAGGCTGGCGCGTCCGATATGACACAACATAAAAATGAGCAAAGAAAAATGAACTATATAAAGAGACATGAAAAAAATGAAAATTGGACATCTTTAATAAAATCAGGAACGTGGAGTAGATATATACTTTGGAATGAACCAACATTGAAGGCATCCATTAAAGATATGGAGAAAAGATTTAATATAAAGATATGGTTTATTGAATAATTAATTAATCAAAATATACAATGAATTCATTTGGTAAATTTATCTTCTTATCGTCATTATTAATTTTCTCATTCTTTTTCTTATTTTTACAAATCTTAATTTTTAAATCTTTCTGTTTCGATTCAGTCATATTTAATTATATAAATACATTTTGTCTTTAAATAGAAAAGCTGACAGATAGAATTGTACAATAGACAATGCGCGGACGCAACCCTAAAATCTTCTTTAAAAGATTTTTTGCCTCAAAAAAAAAGCTATGCTTTTTCTTTTGATGTCAGGATTGATGACTACGCATTTGTTGACTATGCATTTCTTCTTCTCCTTCTTTGATTACTACTGCTTTTTCTTTTTCGTCGATTTTATTATTCTTCTTCTCACAGGGTGGAGGTGAAGGGGGGGACTGCCATCTAAAGATTTTATACAAAATATTTCTGCATAAAAACTTTTAGTGAAGGCACCCAATCCACCCTCACCCTTTTACAACTACTTCTTCTTCTTCTACTACTACTACTTATATAACTACTAAATAAAATATATATAAAATACTATAAAAGAGTTAATTTTATAAATCCTATAATTGCTATTAAACGAGGACTTATATTATTGCCCTAAGGGCGACCGTAGGGAGACCAATAGAAAGTCTATATTGTCTACTGAATGGTGTACTGGTTTCATATAGCGATCCCGTCGGTTTGAAAAACCGAGAGGGAGAGCGTGCGCGCAAGCGCCCCCTTATCCTCTCCTCCCGTTTTTTTT